TAGCTCAGGTTAAGAAAGAGAAAAAGGCCGAACGCTTTAGAGTTGCACAAATTGCGCGCGATTTGATGAAGACAGATGTAGCCACGCGCAAGGGTGCCTTATCCAATGCCATGAGCTTAATCTTTAGGAAAGCTGGAGAAAGACGCCTTACGGCTGCAGAAAAACGAGCGAATTCTGCGGAACTTCGTGCAATACGTACGGCAGAATTAGAGGTTGAAAGAGAAAAACGCCTAGCAACATCGGCAAAAGCAACTAGGGAATTACAAAAAAGAGAAAAAGCCCTACAGGAACGAAGGGCAGATCTTGCTGAGAAACAATATGGGTTAAAAGTACAAAACTCCGTTACTTCAACATTTAAGATGTATATAGACGCTATGCCTCAAGAATTTAAACTTCCAATGGCAAGGGCTCTTGGTGAAACTCTTCAAGATACTAAATCGTTTGGAAATATATCCAAAAATATTACGCCTGCACAAACAACGAAACTTGCCAACAACACATTTAAAACAGTCCTGGATAATCTTGTAAAAATACATCCTAGAGCAGCACTGGCTGCTCAGGGGTATGAGATACCTCAAAATGAAGATTACGGTATAAGAACGGTTACGGTCGACGAGCCTGTTATGGGTGAAGATGGAAAACCCGTTTTAGGCGCAGATGGACAACCCGTAACCCGACAAATGGAACGCCTTGTACGAATGAATATTAATGAGGTATGGGGTGTTGAACGTGGCCCAGATGGAGAGGTCCTGATTGATCCAGATACTAAGCAACCGATCGCTAAAAAGTTTGCTCCAGGAACCAAACGAATAGTTCTTGATAAAGGTACCGGTAAGATACTTGCTCAAGGTAATGGTGATGCTGGGTGGACAAGCGGCTCAAAAGTTGAAAGGGTAGGTGGTCAGTTAATAGAATTTAAAGGAACTATAAATAGACGACCGTTTATAGATGCGTCCGGTAAATTTTGGAAGCAAGGCGCACACTTTACTAAAATTCCAGGTGATTTAGGAAACCCCTTACAAAAGGATAAACCTTATTCCTTTATGATTCAAGATCCAGTTACTAAAGTGATGTCAATATATACTGGTTTTGCAAAAAATGCTCCAAATGCCATAGCCGCATTCAAAAGTGAAGCAGCAGCTGAGAAATTAAATGAAAATACCCTTGCAGTTGCAGATTTAAGTCGTGATTGGGGGCAACTTCGTGATCTAGTTAATATTAATCCTCGGGCTATGGTGGCCTCTAATGAACTTGTGTTTTTTCAACAGGGTTTATTACGCGGATCTGATTTTGTTTACGCACTAACAGACCAAAGGCCAAATTTTGAAAAAGTCGTAGATGACCTTGGTTTTTTTCAAAACTTTGGTACTAATCCAGGACAACAGCAGGCTAATCTAGGCGGTACAGAAATCAAAGGACCCAAGGGATTAAAATCCTATATGAACAAACTGGGTCAAAAGGGTTATGTAAAAAGTATTGCAAATACATCATTTGACGCTGCGTATGATAATGCTAATCGCACATTAAATGAAGAAGAATTAAGCGCGTTGCAAGGGCTTGCAGAAATGAGAACATCAGCAAGGTCTTTGATTTTTAGCCTTGCCTATGCTTTAGCTCGAACAAATGAGCCTGGAGGCCGATTGACTGACCGTGATATTGCAAATGCGTTGCTGATGATGGGTGTGTCAGAAAATGGAAGATTTCGTCCTAGAGAATTAACACTTGCAATGGATCGACAGGTGGCTAATAGTCAATCAAGTGTTCTTAATCAATGGATTTCTCGGACGATGCCGTCTGTTGACGAAATGAGAAAAACAGGAAAAATGGACCCTGGTGTAAATATAACCAAAAAAGATATATTTGATCGTTTTAAGGTACCGATTTTTCAAGCGCCAACGGCAGATCGTTTTGGAGCTCCCAGTGATGAAACGGTAGGTGCAGACTCACAAATATCAGTAGGAGAAATACTTGCTAAGCGATATCCGGAACAAGCGAAACAATTATTTTCAAATGGTAAATGGGATACAAGGAAGGTTTCAAGTCGATTACGGGCTGCAGAAAGTCTTGTAAAACAATATCCAGGTAATGAACAGTATGCGAAAAAAGCAGCCGAGTGGTCGGAAATATTCGGCGCATTGAAACCTAGTCAGCGATAAAAAACCATGGAATATTTTCCCCAAACTGAAGTTGCTACTGATGCAGAAGCTGAATTTGAAGCAGCACAAGCTGTTCCAGAAGGTTCAACCACAGCAGCAACAGATGAAAATGAAGATGTGGAAGCTGCCATTGCGGCAGAAGAACAGAGACTATTATTTGAGGATCGTCGGGCTGGAAAAGAAGGTGCCGCTGGAGCAGAATATTCAGATACTAGAATCGGACAAACGCTACAAAATCTTTGGGACCGTGTACCGGGATGGACGGGTTTTTGGGACGAGCAATTAGCAGAATGGCCCGACCTCCCTTCAAAAGAAGAGGTCGCTAAACGAGAAGGTGAACAATTAGCCGCTAAGACAAGAGCAGGAGCAGGTTATCCAGCGCAACTAATCAGTAAACAAAATGAACGGTTTCTTAAGTTGGGTGTAGATCCCTATGGTGGTGGTGTAGAGCCCGTAGGTATAGATGCTGCCTTTATGACTTTTGTTGCTGACAAATTTCCAGAGACCTATAAGTACGCTCTTTCACAGCGCCTAGCTAATTTCTACAATAAAAAACATGGTCAGGTATTTGATCCAAAAGTGTTTGATGTTCGTTATTTGGAAGATACCATAACGTATCGAGATCCTTTAGAAGATAAACGTAAATTGTTTATTCCTAGAGGGAGTATAGGCCGCGCAATACAACAAGAACTTGTTGAACAGACTCCTGTAGTTGGGGGTATTGGTGGTGCTGTTGCTGGTTCACCTCTAGGTGGGTTTGGCGTAGTTTTAGGAGGTTTTTTAGGTGCTGGCCTATCTGATTGGTGGAAAAGTGATGTAGGGCTTACAACGGCTGGCTTTAAATATACAAACAATGGCGATAAAACTTATCGTGCTACTGAAGATAGTGATCCTGAGGGTGTTTTTGCTGGTTTTGATTTTGGTGTCTTTGAACACCCTGAAACAGGAGCCAAAGTATCTGGTTTGCAGGTTCTTGTAGATTCGGTGGGTGAAGGTGTTTTGTTTGCAAGCCTACAAGTCGGAGGCAATTTGGCTGTTGCGGGGCTTCGTAATACTATATCATCATTGGGGGCCAAAGCTCTCGGTGGGGAAGTAGTGGTTTCAGCTGAATTTTTAAGGAGTATAGATTCAAAACAGTTTTTAAAAGCTCTTGAACACTATAAACAGAAACAAGCTCGTGGCGATTTATTACCTTATGGCAAGTTAGGAGAATCAGAAGGACCGACAACTTCACAAGTATTTCAAACTATGGCGGAAGAAGCTACGAACGCAGGCCGCTTAGAAGAAGCTGCTGCCTTAACTGAACAAGCAGCAAGAGCCGGTAGGTTTGAAAGTGAGCTTGCTCAAACTCGAATGATTCATGAAGCGCAAGAAAGAAGAGCGGCCAATCTTCTTGGAGATAAAGGTGAAACGGGAATAGCTACATCACCTAGATTTAAGGTGATGCCTGATAAAAAACCCGGCAGCTACATTATTCGTGATACACAAACGCAAGAAATTATAGAAGCGCCCTGGAAAAGTTTAGATCGTCTTCAAAGAGAAGCAGATAGATTAAACGCAGAAATGGGCTACCCTATTACTGCTTTAGAAAGAGAAGCTGCTGCTTTAAAAGCTGGAGAATCTATACAGGAGAGAGGTCAACAAGCTGCTCTTTTAGATCCATTATTAGTGGAAGCTCAAAACGAATTAGCGGTTGTGCAACAACAGGCTGAAGCAGCTTGGCAAACAGTCGCCACCGCCCCAGCGGCTGAGGGTGTTTTAAAAATAGTATTGCCACAGTTGCGTGGATTAAGTGAGGCTGCTCGTAAAAGCACAGATGTATTATTTGATAATGTTAAAAACGCATTCACAAAACAAAATAAAACAACTTTGGCAAGAGTTCCTGAAGAATTTAATTGGTTTGATTTAAAGCCTATTTTTCAAGGTAAAAAAGCCCTTACACAAACTAATCAAAAAAATCTTTTAATAAATCTTGATAAGGCGATTTCTGGCGAATTGGCAGCTAGTGCGGTAGAACGCAAGTCTTTTGATATGGTAAAAGCAGCCCTCACAGACGAAGTAACGACGGTTGCTGGTAAGACAAAAAGAATTCCTAAAAGAATAACATATGGAGAAATGAACGATACCTTAACTGGTATTAACCGGCTTTTTCAGAACAAAGTATTTAGTACTCCTGGTCCTGCAAAAAAATATTTAACTAAACTTAGACAGGGTTTAGTTGAAATTCGTGATAAACGATTACAAACGATAGATGATGCCAATGTTTCCCCTGCTGATCTTAAAATGGGTAAGGGCTTACTTTCAAATCTTAAAGTAGCTGAAACAGCATGGGCTAATTATGATTATTTATGGCGCAATAGCACTTTATCTTCTTTGCGCAAATTTGGAAAAGAATCAGGTTATACGGCGGAAAAAGCTGTTGAGGATTTTTTTCCAGAAGGGAATATTCCTTTACAAGAAACAATAGTTAAGGCCGTTATAGATTCTGAAAATTTACCCCGTATAGAAGCACTTCGTAATTTATTTAGATATAAACTTCAAAATTCTGTTCTTGAACCTGTTGAAACAGGCCCAAAAGTGGCTGGGATTACAGAAATTGCTCAAGATGTTGTGGGTATAGTAACTCCAAAAACACAGGGGCTTTTTTTAAATGCACATGAAGGTGTTATCAATAAATTATTCACCCCTGAAGAAATCCAAAGTTTTCGAAATGTAGGAACTTTAAGTAAGGCCGCACAACAGCAAGCAGAGAAAACTGCTGCTCTTCAAAAAGCAGCTGAAAAGGCAGGTGTTGAATTAACTAATGCAAATATTTTGGGTGTTGAAGGGCTTGTTGAGCCCATGATGGGAAAGGGGGGTGCAAATTTCATCAATTCTATGCGGTCAATTATATTTCGAAATACTAAAGATGATCCTGCCGCATTACAGGCTGCTCGTCAAGAATGGGATTCTGTACGGTACGCTGGCGCAGAACGTATGATTTTTGGTGAGGCTGATTTAACGGCTGTAGGTACGCTTGAACGCATAAGTAATCCTGGCGCAATATTAAAAAATTTAGATAAATTTAGAGGTCCATTTGCAGCTCTTGTAGGTAAAGAACAAGCAAAAAATGTGAGACAATTTTTAAATTATTTTAAAACCGCTTTTAGCGATCTACGAAGATCTGCTGGTAAAGCTCCAGAACCAAAATACCAGATAGTTTCAACTGTTGTGGGTACGATAATCAAACCTATTGTGGGTGTTTTGAATAGACGAGCAGTTACGGCAACCGCAGCAAGAAACTTAATTACTATGGAGCTGGCTAAAACTTATAGAATGGCGTTACTTAATCCAAACGCAACCGCGAATTGGATAAAGATTATGCGAATGCTAAAACGAGGGGAAGACGCCGCCGTATTAGCAGGAGCAGCACTTGGCTATGATTTGTTGGATGAAAAAGGTGAAGCTTTTCGAACAGTATTAGATTCAGTAAAAACAGGCCCTTGGTATGAAGAGGTGTACACCCAATCACCAGAAGAACAGAAAAAACAAGGAGTAGAAGTTCGGCGTGGCCCAAGCCCTGCTCCGGCACCCCCGTTAAGTTTTCTTAAAGAGTGGGATACTAAATTGAGAAAGGCGTATCCTCCATTAGATGATTTAAGTCGTTTTCTTCAAACAAGGCCCCAGGATCAACCACCCCCGCAAGCTGCTCCACAACAAGCTGCCCCACAAGCCGCCACCGGAATCGGTAGTTTAGGGGTACCGACTGCCAGTGGGGTATTGAGGCAAAGAGCTTTGAATCAATTAACGGGCGCTCCTTTCAACAAAGGCGGCATTGTCAATGCTAGGCGTCCTCGTCAAATAGTGCTGTGATGAATATAAAGCGAGCAATGTTGATATTGGCCTTGGTGGTGGTGGCTGTAACTGTGATTATGTTATTAGCGAATAATATGAGATGCACCCCGCCGTGTGTCTAAATGACAAAAGAACTAACAACGCACGAAAAAGCTACAATGGCGTGGCGTTGGACAGCCCTTATCATTTACTTATTGATATGCTTTTATGATTTTATGTTCGTCCCCATATGGTACGGAGTCAATCGCCCTGACATAAGTTTATTCATGGAAATCATCAACAGCACCCCAGAACCAATGGTTCAAATGGAATTGATGAAAAAACTCACGGGCCAGCATAGTCCATTCACGCTAATGGGCGGAGGCTTATTCCACCTAGCGTTTGGCGCTATATTAACAGGTTCAGCTTTTGCTTCAGGAAAAAAATAAATGACAACTGTATCGTCGCAGAGTTTTCTTAAAGAAATAACCGAAACCCTAAAGCGCCACGAAGGTGTGCGTCAGTACGCCTATAGATGTCCCGCAGGTTACTGGACCATTGGTGCAGGCCGCAATATTGATGAGAACAGTGGTCGTGGTTTGAGCGACGATGAAATAGATTACTTGCTGCAGAATGATATTTCGTTGTCTATGGACGAACTACAAAATACCTTTTCCTGGTTTGGGGAACTACCCAAACAAGTCCAGGGGGTGCTTGTCAACATGCATTTCAACATGGGGTTATATACCTTGCGTAAATTTCGCAATATGCTGGATGCCCTTGAGCGTGGGGAATACAACCGTGCAGCAGATGAAATGCTTGATAGCAACTGGGCGGATCAGGTGGGTAATCGCGCCCTTGAACTATCTGATATTGTGCGCCAGAGTTAAACCAACCATTCGCGCCATGCTTCGCCCATGACGGCTGTGGCTAGATTAATTTTCTTCCTTAGTGCTTTGACGATCTTTTCGTCAACGGTCCCCTCAGCCAGAATATCGATGTAGGTTACCCTATTCACCTGACCTATGCGGTGTGCCCGATCCTCGGACTGCATACGGACCTCAAGGTCATATGTGTTGGAATAGTACACTACGGTAGCCGCCTGTGTGAGCGTAAGGCCATAGCCTCCTGTACGGACCTGCCCGATGAAAAAGCGGCAGGGGTGGTTTGGGTCTTGAAAATTAGCCACAAGACGCTGCCTATCATCATCTGATGTTTCGCCAAAATATGTGCCATAACTATCGCGGCCATATTCCTTGGTCAACACGGCGCTGATTTGCTTTATATCATAAATGTAATTGGCCCAGATAATAACCTTTCCTCTTGTTTCTTCTAAGATAGCCAACAGTTCATTTATGCGGTTGTTGGGCAACTCTTGAAATGTGCCGTCATCAAATTTGGCGTAGCCGCAAGTCACCTGCTGTAGCCGCAACAGTTGCGTGACGACATTTGTGGTTGTTATGTCGCCGTCCTCTAAGGTTGCTATGGCCCACTTTTTGAGATCAGCGTATACGGCCTTCTGTTCCTTGGTTAATTGCACTGTGCGACGCATGTAAACTTTTTCAGGTAGGTCTAGGCAATGCTCTTTCAGAACCCTATAGCTGAATTTATTCAAGGTCTTATTTAGTTCTTCAAGATTTTGGTACCCCACCACTTGTTGAAATGAATGCGTGGCAACTGACCGTTGCTGTATGATGGCGTACCGTGAGCGGAATGAGAAGTATGACGAATACCCTAGGTACACAGGGTCAAGGAATTCGCACTGTGCGTATAGGTCAAGAGGCGACTTAGTAACCGGCGACCCCGTTAATATTCGCTTATACGGCGCTAACGAACTAAGCTTTAGGATATTTTTGGTCCGTTTGGCCTTTGGGTTCTTGATAGTTGTGCTTTCATCAATGGTCATGAGGGTTTTATGGGCGTTCAAAAACTTCCCCGCAAACGCTGTGCCTTTCCGTGTGCTTAGTGCCTCAACGTTCATTACGAGGATTTTAAGGTCTTCGTTTGGGTATTCAAATAACGAATCCAAAAGATTTTGCTGAGTTTTGGTTGCAGTAGGGTTCCACGTTACAATGTTAGATAGTATGTGATTTGGCAAGTGTGCGGGAAGTTCATTTGCCACCCAATTACGATAAACACCCTTCGGTGCAATAATTAAAGCGGCGTTGATGTAGCCACGGTCATATAGAACAGCTATGTTATCGATCAATACTTTGGATTTACCTGTGCCCATTTCCATGAACAAGGCGTATTCCTTGCGATCCCACGACTTATTCAAAGCTGTACGTTGGTGATCATACGGCTTTGTTTTGAACGGGTAAATTAGTTCTTTCATACTTGTCTCCTTTCTACCTATATTTTACCCTATATAAAAGTAACGAACAAGGCCCTATAGTTAGTTCGAACAGTTCGAAGTATAGTGTGTTCCATCAAAGTGTGCTAATAGGCCAATATTCTAATAGGTTTTGGAAATAACATAGTTGTTAGAAGGGGTTAACCCCTATTAGAAGGCTATTAGAAGCTTTAAACGGTAGCGCAACCTCCTAAACGACGCGCGCGCGTTTTCCGCAGTTTACTTATGTTTTTCTACCTAGATAACTTTAGGCTTGTTTCCACCGGGCCAATAGGGTACATGGGTATAGTGTAAAAAACACAGTAGAAAGAAGAAAGGTGAACGCATGACCGTGTATGCAGTACAAGAAGAAGCCCCCGGCCAAAACATTCTTCCTGCTCGTGAATATGGCGATATTGTATACTTGCTTCCGAGGGGCCAAGTCACCTTCAGCGCGTCACCTACGCTACAGCGTTTAAAGCGTAAGCTGCGTGACTATAGCGATGAAGACTTCCTGCTTTTAATAGGCGACCCTGCCGCTATTGGCATGGCTACAATGGTTGCAGGAGACTACAACCGTGGCCGTGTTCAATTTTTGAAATGGGATCGCCAAGAAAAGCAGTATTACCCAATTAGATGGGATTTACATGAGAAAGGAGAAGAGTAGTGTCAGACCTTGAAGTGGAAAAAGCTTCTTTGGCAGAGGTCATTAAAGCTTTTAATAACTTATCTACCGAAGACTCACAGGAACTACGCCAGTTGTGCGAACAGTTGGTACAGCTAAGTGGATTGGTAGATAAGGCAACTGAAGTGCTGAAAAACATCAAAGCAATTCAGCGTAAATACGCAACCGAACTTGTACCCGATGCTATGGACGAAATGGGTATGCAGTCAATAACCACGGCTAATGGTGTTGATGTTTCGGTACGGGATGATTTGCATGTGCATATTTCAAAAGACAACCAACCGCAGGCTTTCACTTGGTTGCGGGATAACAACCACGAAGACATAATTAAAAATCAGGTGGTTGTGTCATTTAACAAAAATGAAGATAACGTAGCCGGAGCCTTTTATAGCGATGCTGTGGCTGGTGGTCACGACGTACAGCGTAAAGAAACCGTACACAATGGAACGTTACGGGCCTTTGTACGCGAAATGCGCAACAAGGGTGTTCAAATGCCTTTAGAAACGTTTGGCGTTTACGAGGGGCGTATTGCAAAAATCACCTCATATAAGGGAGACTAACTTATGGCTAAAGAAGCACAAGCCGTTCAAAAGGCGGAGGAAGCTGGTGCGATAACGCTTCCACAACTACAGGACTTGGTAACCACTGGTTTTGAAAATGTTGGCGTGGACGATACCGCAACGCCGTTTTTGAAGCTGTTGCAGAAAATGAGCCCTGAAACAGAAAAAGGCACCGCTGATTATATTGATGGTGCCGAAGCTGGGGGCATTTTAAACTCGGTTACCAAGCAGGTGTACGCTGGTAGCTCGGGGGTGAATGTTGTGCCTTGTACGTTCAGGCGAGAATACATTGAATGGGCACCCCGTGAAGCCAGTCAAGGTGCCCCCATAGCGCGGCATTCGTCTACCAGCAATATCCTAGCGCAAACCAGCCGTAGCCAAGACAATAAGGACGTATTGGCTAACGGCAATTATATTGAAAACACGGCGCAATGGTACGTGATACTGCTAAGTGATGATATGTCTGAATGGACCCCTGCGATGGTTTCCATGAAAAGCACACAGTTGAAACGTGCGCGTAGTTGGATGTCCATGATACGGGAAAGCCGCGCCCCTGTTATGTTCTCACATATTTACAAGCTCACTTCTACGCTGGAGCAAAACAATAAAGGGAACTGGTATAGTTGGGTCGTTAATCGTAGTACCGCACTTGATATAAACTACGAAACAATGACAGGTGTCCAACAAGATTCAGAAATCTTTAAGGCAGCCTATGAATTTGCCTTAGCCGTCAAGCAAGGCGAGGTGGATGCCACTGAACCACATGATGACGAGGTGCCGTTCTAACATCTTATAGAAAGAAGCGGATGTGTTTAATATTGAACGGTTTGCAAATGCTTTTGCAGGATTAGAAATAGCGTACTTGCGGCGACAAGATAATACTACTGGTTCAAAAAACGGTGGGAAAGTTGATAGTCGCTACAGTATAGTTCGTGAAACTCCGACGCGCCAAGTGTTTGCAGAGCACCTATCAGAAGGTTCGGCAGGCATTGGCATTGTGCCTATACGTGAAGACGGCACTTGTTCGTGGGGTTGTATTGATGTTGACGAATACCCTATTGACTTACCCGCCATACAGAAACGTCTATGTGAATATAAGCTACCATTCATTGTTAGTCGTTCTAAAAGCGGGGGTGCCCATCTTTTCTTATTTACGGACGAGCCTGTTGATGCGTCGTTAATGCGGCGTAAATTGTTTGAGCTTGCAGCAGCCTTGGGATATTCCCAAGGAGAGGTGTTTCCAAAGCAGGAAAAGCTGCTTCTTGAACGAGGCGACATTGGTAATGCCTTAAATTTGCCGTATTGTTCAGCTGAGGCGTCAACGCGATACGCCCTTAAACCTGATGGCACCTCAGCAACACTAGATGAATTCCTTAATTTAGTAGATGAGAACCGCTTAACAGAAGTTGAGCTTGAAGACCTAGAGGTTGTCGTAAAGGACGTATTGGAAGAAGCGCCTCCGTGTTTGCAATATCTTTGCGAACAGGGTTTTCCAAAGGGAACACGCAACAACGGGCTGTTCAATATTGGGGTTTATCTACGTAAGGCGTTTCAAGATACATGGGAAGTTGAAATAGAGGACTGTAACCGTCGATACATGGATCCGCCGCTGCCGTCGTCGGAGGTAGTTGCGGTCATAAAGCAACTACATAAAAAGGATTACGGGTACCGCTGCAAGGACCAACCCATCATCAGCTATTGTGATGCAACAACGTGTAAGTCTAGGCGGTTTGGTATAGGTCCGGCAGACTATACCCCCAGTTTTTCCAATCTATCAAAATTTAACAGCGATCCACCTTTGTGGTTTTTAACTGTTGGAGCCAATAGGTTAGTTTTACAAACCGATGATTTGCAGAACCAAACCAAGTTCCAACGGGCCTGTATGGAAGCCTTAAATATGATGCCGCCTAAGATGGGCGAACGTGGGTGGCAGGCATTGGTGCAGAAATTATTAGATAAAGTTGAGATAATTGACGTACCCCAGGAAGTATCCATACAAGGGCAGTTTCTTAACTTGTTAGAAGCCTTTTGCACTGATCGCGCACAGGCGCAAACGCGAGATGAATTAATGCTGGGTAAGCCGTGGACTAGCGAAGCCCGTACTTATTTCAGATTAAAGGATTTATTGGATTACTGTTCGCGGCATAATTTTAAGCAGTACAACCACACACAGATGGCGTCAAAACTATCAGACATAGGTGGGGAGCATAAATTCTTCAATTTAAAAGGCAAGGGTGTGAATGTCTACCACGTTGCTGAATTTTTAATTGAAAAAACGCCGTACACGTTGCCTGAATTAAAGCAAGACAAGGAGGACGTAATGTGAGGAATATTTATCTCGGCCCTCCTGGCACAGGGAAAACAAGCAAGCTATTAGAACTTGTCGATAACGCCTTAGAAACAGGAACGCCGCCTCGCTACATTGGTTATTTTGCCTTTACTCGCGCGGCTAATGAAGAATCAATAACCCGCGCATGTGAGAAATTTCAACTTAGCCGTAAAGACTTACCGTTTTTCAGAACATTACATTCATTGGCCTTTCGTCAACTTGGGTTGAAAAGCACACAGGTGATGGGAGACGAACACTACCAGGAATTTGGGGACTGGCTTGGCTTACGTATTTCGGGGGGCTTGGATCGAGACACTGGTATATTTTACGGCAATGAGCGCGGCGACGAAATTCTAGCCCTTATAAATAAAGCTCGCATACGGGATGTTTCTGTAGAGCAGCAATGGCATGAAGATATTTTGGACATTTCCTGGTTAGAGGTGGAGCGTGTAGATCGTGCATTGAAACTATACAAGCAGCGCCGGGAAATTGTTGATTATACCGATATGCTGTCGTTATTTCTTTTGCAAAAACCCGTTCCATTTTTGGAAACAATTTTTATTGATGAGGCCCAAGACCTTAATCGTCTACAATGGCAAATGGTATATTTATTAGAGGAGGTTTCTAAAAACTGCGTCATAGCGGGTGATGATGACCAAGCTATTTTCAAATGGGCTGGAGCAGATGTCGAGCAATTTTTAAATTTGACAGGGGAAACAATAGTTCTAGACAAATCGTTTAGGTTACCTAAGAACATAGCTCGTTTCGCCAAATCCATTGTACGGCGCATTGACCATAGGTATGAAAAGGAATGGTTTCCACGGGACGAAGACGGAGAATTAGAGTACCATACTAAGTTCGACTACATCAATATGACGGCTGGCAAGTGGCTCGTGTTAGCCCGTACCCACTACATGCTTCAACCTATAGAAACACAATGCAGGCGCGAGGGATGGTTTTATTCAAAAAATAACATACCGAGTGTTCGTAAGTCGCTCGTCACCAGTATCCAGGATTGGGAAAAACTGCGCAAGGGGGGCGCTGTATCATCAGCCGCAGTTCGTAAAATATATCAATTCCTCAAAGCTGGCGGCAACGTTGCTAAGAAAGAAAGAGGATTAAGGGACGTAACTGAATATGAAATGTTTACCCTTGACCAGCTCCAACAAAGCCATGGGCTGCAAACCTCAAATATCTGGCATGAAGCATTTGATAATATTTCCATACATGAGCGTGAGTATATGATTGCACTATTGCGTCGTGGGGAAAAGCTTACCGAAGAGCCTCGTGTTCGTTTATCAACCATCCATGCGGCCAAAGGAAAGGAATCCCAAAACGTGGTGCTTTTGACCGATCTTTCACGCAAGGCGTGGGTGCAGATGCGAGAATATGAAAGCGACGAACTACGAACATTTTATGTAGGAGCTACCCGTGCCAGAGAGTGCTTGCATATCATTATGCCGCAGACGCAATACTATTTTCCTATGTGAAACAATAGATAAAATAGCGGTTGTTATCGTTGCAAACGCCGCTACTATATATACATGGCAACTGTATTAGAAAGGATAGCAAATGCCAGCATATGTAGACTCGATGGCTTACGCCGAATCAGGCGGGGTGCCGTGGCATAAAGAAGGACATGCCGTATCGGATGACCTTACCCCTGATGAAATGGCTGAAGCCGCACAAATTACGTGGACCGTGAGTAAGCGGCCCTCGTATACCATTGTAGAACCCGAGTACAGTGAGGATGTGGGTCTTATGAACGACCCCAACCACAATCACATTGTTCGGGATGATACCAACGCTATTTTAGGCGTATGTAGCCCAGAAGGTTGGCACCCGTTCCAAAACACAGAAATTATGGGATTTTACAAAAAGTTCTGTGAAGCGGGGCAAATGCAAATGGAAACAGCAGGTAGCCTTCGTGACGGTAGGGATATTTGGGCGTTAGCCAAATATTCTGATGGGTTTACCCTTCCTGGTGGCGATGAGGTACGGGGTTATTGCCTTGTTTCTAATAGCCACAAACCTGGGAAGGCGTTTAAAATTCTAAATACCCCGGTACGAGTAGTGTGCTGGAATACCTTGAGTATGGCGTTGCAAAGCGCGACTGCTTTGGGCGGTATGTTCAGGTTGGCGCATCGTGTGCAGTTAACCACATCCATATTTAAGGAAGCTGAAAAAGCGTTGGGCTTGGCTACAGAACAGCTTGAAGGGTTCCAACAGCAAACTGAATTTTTGGCTTCTACGCAAATTAAGCCCGAGCAATTTGAGCGGTTTGTTGCTCAACTGTTTGCGCAAGATTTGCTGCAGGATGAGCAAGCCAAGGGGTTTGAAGGTAATGCGGTCCCCTTACGTGACCAGTTCAGAAACGGTACGCAAGCGCAGAAAGTGTATGATGCGTTTGAAAACAGCCCTGGAGCTGACCTAAAGTCAGCCAAGGGAACATACTGGGGTGCCGTCAATGCTGTAACCTACGCTATGGACCACCAAGGCACGGGACAACACGCTTTGCATGATGCTTGGTTTGGCCGCAAGGCGACCAACAAGCGTAATGCTTTGACCCTTGCCACAGAAATGGCGCAGGCTGCATAAGTTCTTTACTTGGTAGCGTCACTATAGTATAAGGGGTAGCGGGTTCGTTACCCCTTATCTTTTTAGAAAGGAGACAGTAATGATTTGCTTTGCTGTAGTTGATGATTACCATAAGGATGCTTCGTACGCCATGAGATTTAAAACTGTGGGAGAGGCAAAAGAGTCTGGCTTTATAAATAAATTCACCCCGGTTCTACGTGATGTTGAAGACATGCTGAAATACTATGAGGAGGATGAGCTTATTGGAATTCACTGCTTGCTCTCCTTACCTGAAGTGGTAAGGTACAAACCTTCCCAAACAATTTACAAAAAGGATTTAGCTAAAGTTGTTTGGGATATTATCACAACCAAGGCAAAACCTTATAGGAAGGGTGCAATGTCTACTATAACAGATTTAGATGAAGTACGAGAAGAGGTAACGGTTAAGTCATCAAAAACCGGAACTAAGCGGTCTAGACTATATGGCCGTGAGGATCTAATTGAAATTATTAAAAATAAGATCCCAATTCGCCCAGGAACCAAAAAATATAAGATTTGGTCTTATATGCAGAAAGGTATTACCGTGGCTGAGTTTGTTGCAGCCATCAGGGATGCTGGTCTTCCTGGAAGTGCGAAAGACTTACAACTTGCAGAAAAAGCTGGGTACATTAAAGTCCATAAAGCTTCTAAAGCAAGCAGCTAATTCGGTTCACGTCCCACATTTCCTTCCACGTGCTGGGGGCGTCCAATGGTGGGATAGGACGTTTCCTCTTAAGATTCTAAGATATAAGAAAGGAGAACGTGTTTATGGAAACACAGCCGTTTTACAACTTCCTTTACTGGATAAATCAGCGCCATGCTATTTATTGCAGGAAAAAGGAAGGTTTGCCATGGCCGTGGACAGAGGATAAAATCCTTCAAAAATACAAATTTACGAATGTATTTCGCGAGCTTGATAAAACTACAGTTTGGATGCGAGAAAACCTAACCAATCCAAACGCGCACCAATCATACCCCTTAATGATCTATAACTGTGCCGTGTTTCGTATGTTCGGCACCATGGAAATGTGTGAGGCTATTGGAGGCTGGCAAGATATCTATAACCCTAGACACCTTAAACGTATCGCCCGTGAACGTTTAGACAACAAGCAAAAGGTCTTCACGGGGGCGTACATTATAACGAATCAAGGCAAAAAAGACCCAAAGGAAAACATAGTAGTGGATGAGTTTTTGTTTGCTATTTGGGACTATAGGCAACTCTTATCTGATATTGCCAGTAGAGGTAGCTTGCAACAGATGCATCAAAATTTGGGCAAGCTTCAGGGTTGGGGTGGTGGTGGATTTATGGCCTATGAGCTTGTAAGTGATTTACGCCATACCCCTGTTCTTCGAGATGCAACAGACATCAACACATGGGCCAATGCCGGTCCTGGGGCCAAGCGTGGCTTGAATAGAGTTTTTGGTAGACCCTTGAAGTTTGCCTCCAGCAAGCATGGCTGGAACGAAGAAATGAAGAAATTGTTGTTAAAGGTGAATGCCTTAAAACATTCCTATGTACCCACGTTAGAAATGCGGGAAATAGAACATAGTTTATGTGAGTTTGATAAATATGAGCGTGTGAAAAATGGTGAAGGTAAACCACGCAGTATTTATCAGCCGCCGGGACAAGAACGTTCTAAGTGGGCGCGGTACCGTGCCCGTAGAAAGGAGAAAATGAATGAGGAACATTTGCGTAGTACACCTGACTTATTGCAGTCCAAAGACGAGCATAGCTAGTGCGCGAGTTGCGCAGTATCTTGCTAATCATCTGAATGCAGATTTAGTTGACGGTATACAAAAGGGTCGGCCTTTTTTACGCCACACTTATGACACAATCTTATACGTCAACAGTATGGGCGCATTTGCAGAGGCAGAATTACGGCTAGAACTGGCTGATCAAATTCGTAGGTGTAAGAATTTAATTTATGTTCAAAATGACTATACGGTGCAGCCTATTAGTCAGGTGCAGAAAGTATTGCGCGATGAACGTGGTTGGTCTTTTAAGCAGCCTTTTGATAGTTCTCCTCCTTTCATATGGAGTAATATTCCTGAAAATGCCACTGGTCCGGGAAATGCTTATGTTAATTGGAACCTTTTAACATGGCACCCTATACCTTTAGAAGAAATCCACTTTAAGGATAAAATACAGGGATTGATGTATTACGGTTCCTATAGAAAGGATAGGGAGTTTTATTTTAAGAAGTATTTTGAAAATGCGCCTTATCCCGTGCACATTTCTACCAATGGGAAGGCGATCGAAAAGTTCAAAGCACTCGCGCCAAATATGACCAGACACGGTAGCTGGAAGTCTATGCGGGATTTATCTAAGTTTGCGGCTACCGTTTATATTGAAGACGAACATATCCACACACATTACAACTCACCTGCCAATCGTTTTTATGAATGCTTATCGGCAGGGGTAGCTATGTTTTTTGATGAAAGTACGCGAAATACTATGCGGACAGCTTTTCCCGAGGAAGGTGATTATTTGTTTCCTGTAGTGGATTGCGCTGAAGATGTGTTGGAAGCCTTACCAACGTACAAGCAAATCGTTTATGAGCAACGTCGGCTTTTTGGTCAAGATTATTTAATTGAGTTGGATAAGCAAACCACAAGGGCATGGGAAAACTTTTTGGAGGTGACCAATTAATGCAGGAGCCGCCGTTTTGCATTCAGTTTGAATTAACCGAGGGCTGCAATCTAGCTTGCGCATTTTGCGGTATTCAAGGCATACGTGACAATGGGGCGCATGGGCCGAGCAGTACAACAGGAAAGAATAGTAGGCCCTATAAATTCATGACTGTTGAAAACGCTGCATGGTTCGCCACAAGTTTACGGGAGACCCACACAGAAGGCCGCAAATGGAACCCCCGTATAGAAATGGCCATGCATGGTGAGCCAACCATGAACCCCGACCATGTGGAAATAGTGCGTGTGTTGCGTGATTATTTGCCCACGACCCATTTGATGATGACCAGTAACGGGGGTGGATTGCTGGGTGGCGATACCACTGAAAAAATCAACACGCTGATGCAAGCAGGTTTGAATGTGTTGCTTTTAGACAACTATGAAGCTGTGAATATTGTTCCAAAGGTAAAGCTTCTCTACAAGGGACCATACCCTATTTATGATTACCCTTTGGTTAAGTCTGCTAATCCACATAAGCGGCGTAAATCAACTGAACATGATATTGTTGTAGTAGATGATATATCAAGCGCAACGTCGGGCAATCACGCCAGTTTGAATAACCATTGCGGATCGGCTTTTCCACCTAGTCCTGTCGCCAAGGGTAAACGATGCGGTAAACCTTTTAGAGAAATGAGCATACGTTGGGATGGCAGTGTTGCGGGATGTTGTAATGATTGGCGCGGTTACTACCGGATAGGCAATGCTTTTGATACTGACTTAGATACGATTTGGCAGTCAGAAGAATTCAACGCTATGCGAGCAATGCTGTATGAGGGCGATAGGGAATTTGGTCCGTGTGCTGGGTGTGATGCTTTAACGTATCGACCTGGATTGTTGCCAGACCATAAAGGACAAAAAACATGGCCCTCTGTAACTGAGAACGATAAAAAAGCCGTTGCTCGTGCTTTGGCTTTGGGGCCTTATACTAAGGTAATTAAACGCCCTTGGGAGGCCCTGTAAGGCCCCTGAGGGGGCAAGAAACAAGTACAGTAGGGGTAGGGTGCCTAATTGGAGGAAACATGCACACCATACATGCTCGAAATGTAAACGACGCCTTTGTAAGCGGCATGAAGCTTTTGTATGAAGAAGGCACACCGCGACGATCACGTGCCGGGGATGTGTTAGAATATCCCACCTGCGTGGCGACCGTTTACGAAAAGCCTTGGGAACGGGTGTTATTCAACCCTGTGCGTGATGCCAACCCGTTTTTTCATTTAATGGAAAGCCTGTGGATGTTGCGCGGCCAAAGGGATGTGCAATCCATGGTTCGGTACAACAAGCGTATGGATGAATACAGCGACGATGGCGAAGTATTTCACGGGGCCTATGGTTACCGATGGCGTAACCATTTCTCACAGGACTACAGGCTGCTTGATCAAATAAATATAATTATTCGCCGTTTGAAAAAAGACCCTATCGACCGACGCTGTGTTTTACAGATGTGGGATGCCGCATACGACTTAAACGTCAATAAGGTTGACATTCCCTGCAATACGCATGTGTATTTCAAATTGCGCGATGAATTGGGGCACTCACCCAAGTATATACATTATTTCCCTGAGTTGCATATGACGGTATGCTGTCGCAGCAATGATATTATCTGGGGGGCGTACGGAGCCAATGCCGTGCATTTCAGTATGTTGCAACAATACATTGCTGACAGCCTTGGCGTTGCGATGGGGCCGTATGTTCAAATAAGCGATAGTTTCCACGCCTATAAAAACGTGTTTGACGCATACCGCATACCAGAGGAAGGGTTACCGTGCCATAGTCCGGAACTTTATGACAATTTTTCCAATACAAGATTTAGAATACCACGTGATATGGATACTAATGATTCTTCATTTCTCAATGCGCCATTTTTCACAGAATTAATTGGGCCTATGATAAAAACGTGGGACCATTGGAAAAACGGCGAATGGCAAGCTGCGTTTGATACCGTTAAGGCAGACATGCTTATAGAAGATTGGCGACATGCTTGTTTGGAATGGTTAGAAAGGAGAAAGCCAAATGCGTAATATTTTAGAAATTGTGCATGACCTGTGCCTTAATGACCATATTTCCTTATGCGAAGCCGAAAAAGCCTATGCCGATAGTTGGAAAAAGCGCGGAGGAGTAGGCGCTTTTATGATGTTGGCTCGTAAATGGGACCGTATTGAAAATCTCACATTAAAATACGCCTATAATGTATTTAGCACTATTGAAAAGCATCCTGAGAAAACAGGTGTAATTGACGATATACGCGACCTACGTAGATACCTTTTACTGGTTGAAGCAGAAATGGTACGGTTAGGATCCATAGTGCCTGATTATATATATGAGAAAGAAGACCCAGATGCAACTACCATTGTTCCAACCGAAGAGTGAATGGGTACCGCCCTCAGAATTTCCAGACCTATCACAATTCAAACAAATAGCCGTCGATCTTGAAACTTATGACCCCCATTTAAGGGAGCGTGGCAGCGGATGGCCCCGTAAAGACGGGCATGTAATCGGTATAGCGGTTGCTGCTGATGAAAACGCTTATTATTTCCCCATTAGGCACGAAACAGGCGGCAATTTAGACGAAGCCGTCGTATGGCGTTGGCTGAAAAAGCAGATGCAGGCCCCGTCAGATAAAATATTCCATAATGCTCAGTATGATATCGGTTGGCTGCGAGCCAGCGGCATACGTGAAATTAATGGCCTTATTATTGACACAATGATCGCGGCCCCTTTGATAGATGAAAATCGTATGAGCTACGCGCTTAATGCTCTTGGAAAAACCTACCTACAGGAGCGTAAGGACGAAGCGTTGCTAGAGGAAGCTGCAAAAGAATGGGGGGTTAATTCCAAATCCGATATGTGGCGTCTACCGCCCCAATATGTCGGCCCTTATGCCGAACAAGATGCACGATTAACCTTGCGTTTATGGAACCATTTTAAAAATCTACTGGCGCAAGATAACCTTACAGAAATTTTTGATCTTGAAATGGGTGTGCTTCCTTGTTTAATCGACATGCGGGAAAAGGGTGTGCGTGTTGATTTAGATAAAGCAGAAAAACTCAAGCGTGATTTAAGTCAGCGCGAAGCAAAAATCATCAAACAAATTGAAAAAGACTACGGCGTGGTTGTAGAACTATGGGCCGCTGCGAGTGTAGCCAAAGCATTTGATGCTGCTGGTCTGCCTTATGAACGAACACCAAAATCTAACCAGCCTAAATTTGATAAAGCTAGTCTATGGGAAAATGAGCATCCGCTTGCGCGTATGATTTTGGAAGCACGTGAGATAAACAAGGCCCATACGACTTTTATTGACACTTTATTGGAACATCAGACCAAGGGCCGTATACACGCAGAGGTGCACCAGCTAAGATCGGAACGTGGGGGGACGTTAACCGGTCGAATGAGCTACAGTAACCCGAATTTACAGCAGGTTCCGGCGCGCAATAAGGAAATTGGGCCATTAATTCGGTCATTATTCATACCTGAAGAAGATTGTGTTTGGGGTGCGTTTGACTACAGTCAACAAGAACCCCGTTTGGTGGTTCATTATGCGTCGAAACTAAAATATACGTCGGTTGAACCTGTTGTAGACTCATATAAAAACGATGAAGCTGATTTTCACCAAGTAGTTGCGGACATGGCCAATATTCCGCGTACTCATGCTAAATTAATTAATCTCGGATTGTTTT